AGGCTTTTCACATAAAAATTATCTCAGGAGGGATTACAAAATATGACATTAGACAACTTAATCACACTTATTTCAGCGGGATTCACAAAAGACGAAATCCTCACAATGTCAGGTACAGCAACCCAGCGTGCCCCACAGCCACAGCCCCAGCCACAGCCACAGCCACAGCCACAGCCACAGTTCTATCCACAGAACTATCAGCAGGCACAGGCACCAGTGCAGGGTGTACAGGGATATGCACAGCAGTTTCCACAGATGTTTCCACAGGCACAGGCACAGGCATATCCTCAGACACAGGCACAGCAGGCAAGACAGATTGGAGATCAGAATGATGTTATGAACGCACTTAAAAGTCTCACAAGTGCGGTACAGAGTAACAACGTTAATCTGATGCAGAACACAGTTCCCAAACAGGTTACAACAGAAGATGCTATAGCAAGCATTATCAATCCGCCAAACTATGATGGATTGACAGGGGGTGAAAAATAATGGCGAATACATTAAGTTTCGATCAGATCAGCACAGTGCTGAATGATATCGTTAAACAGGCCACAGGCGTTGAAACTATGAAAGCAACGGATACAAGCTCGTTCGTAGCACAGGCACAGACAGCGTTACTTGTGGGTAATGACAGGATTATGAACAGCATTTCTCAGG